GATTCCAAATATTATTTATCAGATAAAGCTATTGATTATATGAATAGAGGTAGCGAGAAATATACAGGTAAAAAGACCAGAGCAGAACATTACATTAAACACGAAAGTGAAAAATCTAAAACTTTAACAGCGAATATGCACAAAGGCGTTCCTTATGGTGTTATTGCAGTTGATGTATTTTCTGAAGATAGAATAAATAAATTTAAAGAAACATTAAAAGATGATCCACAACCATCAGCAAATGGAATCATACAATTAAATAATCCAAGTCATTCAAGTGGCAGGGTTTATTCTCCAGAAGGTAAGTCTCCAACATTGATGGCTGGTAATAGTGGCGGTGGAAAAGAGCCAGTAAAGATAAGAGATGTTACCACAAAACCAAAAAGAGTTGGAACAATAAAAGATGGTAGTCAAGGCGATAGGATTTATTCACAAGATGCTAAAGGTATAACCCTTAATGCACAATCTGGAGGAACGGCTGGTAGCGGTAATATGTTGGTAGAAGATAAAGAAGTTTACTGGCGCAAACTAACACCTGTTGAGTGTGAAAGATTGCAAACAGTACCAGATAATTACACTAACCATGTAAGCAATACGCAGCGATATAAAATGCTTGGAAACGGCTGGACAATTGAAGTTATTGCTCACATTTTAAAGAATATGGAACTATGATCGTTGGGAACTTTAGGGACATACTAGGGAAGCTAAGGGACATACTATACACTCAGATGCCCAACGGACGAGTAAAAGGTTCCCATATATCCATACATATACATATGTATAGGAGAGCAATCCCCTTGAGGGGGATTGACTCTCTGGAAAGAGCGCAAGCTTGCGCAGGAGAAAGATGAGAAGATTCGGACAAATAGACAAAGCATATTGGTGGATTACAGCGCACAGCGAAAGCGAGCGGGGGGAGAAAACAGCTCTTATTCCCATAGCGCTTGCTAGAAAGGAATCGGACTTCTCGCGCGTGCGTCAGATCGTTTGGCATTGGTATCGCTCGGAGGTTGCAGGCAATGAAGCGCTATCTATGACAGCTCGCTTTGTTGGTTGGGCATTGTGCGAGCGCTGGAGATATGAAACCTGGTCTTCGCATGATGCTATTAGCTATTACGCTAAGATGACAGCAGTAAATCGTAAGAGCGTTGGGCGAGCGCTAGCGGAGTTGAGCGAAGCGGGGTTGATATGGATAGTTTTGGAGGGCGAGCCAAAGCGGTTGAGGAAGTCCCAGAGCGGAGGCAAGAAACATTTTTTATTAGTTGGTTTAGCGGAGTTGGTTCGTGAATAGCGCGAGGAGGTGCGAGGGGTGAAGAATAGAAATTTAAAACATAGTGATAACTGGGAAACGCCTGGTTGGTTATATGATGAGTTAGATGCGGAGTTTGGTTTTGATTTTGATCCGTGTCCCATATGCTTTGATGAGATAACGCCAGAGAAGGATGGTTTACTTATCGCGTGGGGTAAGCGTAATTTTGTTAATCCGCCTTATAGTAGAAAGTTAAAAGATGCGTTTGTTAAGCGCGCGGTTGATGTTGCGAATGATGGTAATTTATGTGTTTGCTTGTTGCCTGTTAGCACAAGTACTATATTATTTCATGATTTCATTCAGCCTAATGCAAAAGACATACGATTTATTAGAGGTCGTTTGATCTTTAAAGGTGTTAATACTTTTGGTGAAGCTGTGGATCATACTGTTAAGGGTGCAAGGCCTATGCATGATTCTATGATTGTTATTTTTGATGGGAGAGAGTAAGAGGAATGAGCGCTAGCGTTTTAGGGGGTTAACTTTGGAGAGTTAAGATACTAACGCCCATTCAAAAAGGTTATTGTATCATTTCTTTTCTTTGTCCTTGGTTTCTTTTTTCTTTTCGCGCTTGCCGAATATCTTATCCCAGTTCTCCGCGAATGTTTTCTTATCTGGTATTGGTCTTGGTCTGCTGCCTTTCCCGTTCATATTAAACCCCCTACATTTTTTTCATATAATATGCTTTCGGTTATAAATTCTAATATTTCGTCTCTGTCGTCATCCTGGTGCAAATTATACATAATAGATATATCGGTTATTTCATTTTGAAGTAAGCCTTTGCGGTCTTGCTCTAATACATAGTTTTGTATGTCTTCCATTTCTTGCTCGTTGTAGTGATTGCTCATAGTCGCACCTTAAATAATCTAAATAGCAGTTTTAATTGCTCATCTGTTAAATGTCTTAAATGTTTTGGTATGTTCTGTCGCTTCATGTCGTCCTCACTATGCCATCGGGAGAAACTGTGCCTAGCCTTTCCCCTGTTATTGTTAATAAAAGCCATACGCCTTCTCTGTCTTGCTTAGAAGTATCTTTATTTGGGTATATGATTTCGCTTGTGTGTCCTAGTTCTTCTCTTAGGTGTCTTGCGTAGGCAAATTCTGCCATTCCGAAAGTTATTGTTTTATATGGTTTCATTAGTCTTGCTCCTCTATTGTTGGCATAGAAACAAAACTAACTACCTTAGCTTCTTCCTTACAAAAAGTAGGACTTCCTACATCGTTATATATATATCCGTCCTTCCATTCTTGTATTGCTTTGTTTCTAGCATCTTCATAGCTAGTAGCATTTATTTCTACATCATGTATTTGTATTACATGCAGTTCTACGTTGTATTTCATTATTTACCCCTTGTTGGTTTGCCATTAGGAAAGGTTAAAGCGGTACTAAACGCTTTCCAGTCCTCTGGTGTCATTATTTGCTCTACCTTATGGATAGGCGTGTTATCTTTTAGGCCGTACTTCTTGCGCAGTTGTCCTATGATGCTTCTGTATTTCGATCTTATTTCGTTGCTCATTGTTTCCAACCTAAATGTTGCATAGTAGAATTATGCTCTGTTAAATTTACATCCCTTTGATTAAGAATATCATTGTCAAAAGTCCAGCATTTCATAAATCTATTATAAGATCCTGTATTCCATCCATTGGTTAGTGATGTTTTATTAGCGCAGTATTGCCAGCCGTTTCTGATTAGATGGTTTCTACCCTTAACTAGTCCAGCGTTCATAATATAACTTTTGCTGTTATGTGTTTCTTGTGTTTCTATTGGTATATACATATTTCCCCCTTAATTAATCTTGATAATAATAACCAGGATTAGAAATATAGTTTTCTTCTATTCCTTGTCCGTGTTGCTTAACTTCTCTTTTAAGACATTTATCAATCTTGATGAATTCAATATCATTCCATGAAACATTTTTATTAAAAGTCTTTATAACTTCTTTTGCTTCATGTTCTGATTGAGTACCATAACCATATTGAAAAGGTAAGATATACATTTTGTCATTTTGTACATCTTCTATTCTGGTACTAAAATAGCTGTTGCCGTTAACAGTATCACGCCATTCTTTTGTTGTTGATATATATTTAATCATGTTTACTTCTCCAAAGTATGTAAGATTTAATTACCTTACAATACTCATTTTACACAATACAACACAATAAGCAACACTTTATATGCATAAATGTTTAATTAATTGCTTAAATCCGTTAAATAAAAGGTTTATAAGCTATAATTAATCGGAATATGGAAGTAAAAACACCAAAAAAAAGGGGACGTAAACCAATCAATATTGATCCAGATAGGGTTGAGCATTTAGCTTCGCAAGGGTTGGGCGTTATGGATATTTGTAGGTCTTTAGGCGTTGGCTGGGATACATTCAACAAATACAGAGAAAAGAAAAATTCGGGAATATCGGAAGCTTTGGACAAAGGAAAGAGCAAAGGCTTAGCATTTGTAACATCTAAACTCATGGAAACAATAGAAGACAAGAATTTTAACGCCATCTCTTTCTATCTCCGCAATCGCGCGCCAGATCAATGGGCAGACCGCCAGGAAGTCAATCACAATTTAGATCTTAAAGGCGTTCTAACTGATGCAAGAGAGCGCATAAGCATAATCGACCACGCGCCGTCTGGCGCGCTAACCAATCGCACGCGCACGCCAAGAGCGGGCGACAGCGACAGCGAGGGCGCGAATGAATAACAAGGGATTAAGCGCGGGCAATAGTTTTGCTCCCTTTTTAACTAATGCTAGATACTCTCTCATTATCGCGCTTAGTCCCTTTCCTATGCACCATAGACTGATAGTGAACACTTACTAACATAATGATAGTTAGTACTTACTATCGTTTAGACCCCCCAGCTTGCGTCAGCGGGCGGGGCAGTGTACGAGTAACTAATGAACTAAAATTTTTTAATTTTTTTTAATATATGAAATACGGCGTAAAACTAGAAAAGGAATTGATGACCGAACTATGGTCAGGTCCAATTAAAGACAACCCAGTTAACTTTGTTAAGTATGTGTTCCCGTGGGGACAGAAAGACACCCCCCTTGAAGATTTCAAAGGACCAAGAAAGTGGCAGGAAAAAATTTTACGAGAAATGGCAATACACATTGAGCGTAATAATGTATTAGATCTACCAGAGATGTTTAGA